CTAAACTATGTCTACAGAAAATGAAATCTACACTTTCATCATAGTATCCATCTTTTTGTGGCAAAAAGCTTAAATCATACTTCTTAATTGTATGTCCTTTATCTTCACATGCTTTTATATCATTTGGACTTAATGTAATACCAATTAAATCAGTATACCCTCTATTCTTCATTGAATCTAGGAAATAACCCACACCACAACCTGCATCTAAGATTTTAGCGTCTTTACTTATGTTTAATGGGTCAATATATTTTTTTACAACTTCTTCAGTCAAAGCCTCATGCATTTGACTAGTACCTTCGTCATAGATATGCGCAGTGTATAACCATTCGTTGTAAAATTTTAATTTAATTAGGTCTAAAGTGTTATTGATATCAATCATTGAAAATCCTGTAATTTGATATAATTACTTATTCTCAATACTGATGTTTGTTATTTTTTCTTGTAGCCTTTAAATGGCTTTACTAAACTCGTAGTGTTTGTATCCTCAGGTTCTTTACTCTTGCTCCAAGGTAGCATAGTTTCTTTTTCTGTAGGAATTACTTTTTCTGCTTGAATAAACATGTTGTATTCTTCTTCTGTGTATGGATGATAACTCCAGAAGGGTCCTACGATTGTTTCATGGTCAACATCAATTGGTTCACCTGTACCGTTTGCCATAGCTAACGCCAACCCAGTTCTATACTGATGATATGTAGGGTAATAGCCACCTGGATCCCGTGATCTAGTGAAACTTCGTTGTGCTGCCTCATGATGTGAATGAGTCTTAGCAACTGTTTCAGTTAGAAACTCGTGTGCTCTCATTTTTTCTTATACCCTTTGAAAGCATTAATTGGACTTACTTTATGTACATTATCCATTTCACTACTACGGTTGTCACTAAGTTTTTTAATTTTCCCTGCTCCAACTGACTTAGCCGCTGCATTAATAATTTCTAATTCTACATCTGTATATGTAGATAACAATGGATCACCTGCCATTGGGCCATTAGGTGGAGTAGGATAATCAGGAGCACCTGCCATAGCAATACCAAATCTCCAGGCTATATAAGGACTACCATTTGATTTATTGATACTCAAATCAGGCATAGAAAGAGCACCTTTAATAGCATCCATATGACTATCTGCAAAATTATTAGGCTGTGCTGGTCCCTCACTAGTTCCTTCAGTAATAAACTCTTTTGCTCTCATTTTGAATTCCTTAATTCTTTTGCTCTGTTTGTATCAACAATGTATTTTCTGTAGATAAATCATTTCCATTAGGGTAGCCATCAAGTTGTAGGTCTAATCCTGGGCTGTCTTCACCAATCCATGTAACATCTGCTGATATAAAATGAAATAGTTGTGCTGTATTACTGAATGGGGTTACCAATATACGCACATTGGAATCAAACACATCCATATCATACTGTGTCAAATAGTTACCATTAAACATTGTGCCCTGGCCACTCCATTTTACCCCAGAATCATCATTCAATACGCTTGCGTTCAAAGTTATATATTGGCTATCTTGATTGCTAACATCCTGTGAATTGATTTGAAACACGCCCTGAGTAAAAGTACTTACAGGGGTAGTATATATTACTTGCGTAGAATTACCTACACTATATGCATTGCTAGTGAAAACAGCAGTAGAAAATAACTGAGTGAAATTGTTGTTGGTTTTTTGGAAGGCCGTGCGTAACGGATCACCTTCGCCATCATTTGGCGTTGTACCAATATTAATTATTTCTTGTGTCATTTGAAGTAAATCCTAGCCTATAGTGTATTTATCACTATTTTGGTTTATTTAAGTTCTTCAAAAATGCGTTTCTGCGTGGTATACCAGTCAATAAAACTATCATGAACCGCAGAGCATTCATAGTATGAGTTATAATTTTCAGTGACCGTCTTGGTTAAATCAATTATACTGATCTTTTCTCCATCTATTGTCTTTAAAACTGGGCATTTATTTAACAATTGTTCAGGTGCAACTGGGAATTTAGGTACAACCGGTACAGGGGTAGCACATCCTGCAAGTATCATTGAAGCAATAATAATTGGAAGTTTTATCAATCTCATGATTTGTCCCCTACGATGCTGATATAATCATTGCTTATCCAGCCTTGGTTATTATTATGCTTTACTAATGTAAATTTACCATCTTGCTTGACAACTACTACAACTTCCCCGGGAGATAGTTTATCTATTTTTTTACTAGAATGGTCTGTGGATTCTCGTAAATTACTCCACTTTTTTGCTGTAGCTGATATGATTTTTTCTTTAGGTACTGTAGGTTGTACTACAGGAGCTTCAACCTTAGTTGGTGCTGTAGGGGCAGTTTCAGGTGGTTTGGTAATTTCTATTGGTTTATTTAATGCTGCGGCATTGTGTGCCTGTATGATAATATTTGGAATCGCACAAGTTTCTACGAATTTAACTACTTCTTTGTCTACTGCGACTTCTCTATCAATATATTTAATAATATCCTGTCCACGATCATGAACTACTTTGGTTTTTGTAGTTAACTGAGTTACTATTTCGGTGTTTGCAGTTTGAGCCTTGACTTCATTTTCTGCTACTTTGGTCTGTACTTCGCTAACTTTTAATTTCCATACATTTTGATCTGCTAATCCACCCTCTAAATATAGACCAAAACTCAATAATAATATTCCCACAACCTGTACAGGTAGAGTATATTGCTTGATGAAGGGTATAAAATTAAGAACAAATCCAGCAATAGTTGCTACTACGCCTGCAAAAAAGATGATATGAGTTACAAAATCAGGTAATATTGATAAGATCCACATGCATATATTTATGCTAGGTTAAAGTAAGTATTTGATTTTAGCCAATTAAAATATAAGTTAAAGCCTTCTGGTACATCAATTTTAGGGTCAAAACCAAAATCTTTGCGGGCAGCATCAATATTTAATGCACCTCTGCTAGGGAAATCAGGGTCTCTATCATTAACTACTATCGTACCTCTACCCACTAATTTTAACGCCATTTGTGCTGCCTCTAACAATGTGACGCTGTGGCTTTTGGTAATGTTATATGTTTTGTTTTCTGTATTGTTTGACAGTGCGGCGGCTACTATTCCATCTGCGGCATCTTCTACATAGGTAAAATCTAGTGTTTCATTCGCACCATTAACTTTAATAGTTTGTCCACGCATTGCTGTAAGTAAAAATTTACTTATAACCCTATCTTCTACATCAAGTGGACCATAAACTGCACTGGGTCTAATAATAGTATGAACTAGATTAGTCTTACGGGTATAATCTTTAACTAGCCATTCTCCTGCTAATTTCATAATGCCATATTGACCCTGTGGTCTACAGATTGCATCTTCTTTCACATCGTCAACAAAGTCACCATATACCATACTACTACTGATATAAATGAATTTGCGCACATCATAATTATTACTTGCTTCCAACAAGTTGAGCAATCCTTCACTCATTGTACGACTACCCAACGCAGGGTTAGCGTTTACTACTTTCTGTCTTGGGAAACTAGCCATATGAATTACAATTTCTGGCTGTTCGATGTTGAAAACTTTACTTACTTTTTCACTATCACAAATATCATACTTGTAATAACCAGCTAAGTTGATTTTCTTTGTTCGTTCTTCAACGAGATAATCGATTTCATCTTGAGGAATGATGCCGTAGTTAGTTTGTGTGTCCATAATAGACACAACATGACCTTGATCTTGTAGTCGCTTAACTACATTGTGACCAATGAGTCCCAGACCTCCGGTAACCAGTATATTCATTCGTATTTCAACTTATAATATGTTAATTGTTTGTGTGTTAGATATGCTCTAATTTGATATTGATATCCATAGTTGTATATGTCATGATTACGATGCCAACTTGGTTTAGGACTAGAATTTTTCATTATCCACTTGCCTGCTTCAGTTTGTTGCCATTCATGTATCGGCTGTGCCACAAATAAATCAGGATCTTCTACATCACCCATCTTAATAGTATGTGCTACAAATCCTATTGTTTTTGCTTCTTCTGAGTCAATCATACTGCCATATCTGCTTTAATTTGTCTATCAATCTAATTTCCGAATGAGATGATTTTTAAAAACACTTTTGCTCGGCATTATACCTTTAGCCATTCTACTGATAGTAGCATGGACATTAGCGATACTGACATTGAATTCATCGGCAATAGACTTTAACCCTACTACTTGTTTAATAGACCCATCTGGATAAATTATCTCATAATATGTTGTATAGGGCAACAAAGAAGGGTCAATCCCTTTGATCCACTTACCTCCCAAATTGCTCAGTGTTTTCAATGTTTTTTCCGAGTGTGTTTTTCCGTAGAATGGATTTTGTGTACCTGATCTATCACGACATTCACCACAGGTTTTAGATTTAGGTTCTATTTTGTTTGTATTACATATGGGGCATAATATTTTTCTTCCACCGTTACGCCAATTTGGATTACTTTTACCTGGTTTACTAAATCTTTCTTTTTTTTCTTGGTCGGTTAAATTATTCATCCATTCACGGAACTTGTTTGATCTATCTTCAATTATAATTTCTCTGTCAGGATGCTTGGATAACGTGTCACCACCATTGGCTGAGGCTATGTTATAACCATCTATGTTGTTATCAATATACCATTGTTCCCTAGCTTGGAGTTCTTTTTTAGTAGGATCACCCATATCCTCTACTAGATAAAAAGAAAACCGATCTATTCCGTGTAAATTATATGACCTCTGTAGATAAACGTTAATATGAATTCCTTTACGTAGTCCTCGGCGATGTTGCTCTAATCTCCACTCAACATCCTTTGAACTACCGTAATACTTTTTACCATTATCTAGATTTTCAATACAATATATGCCCTTCATAAATCCTCCTATATAGTATTTATTCCTAGAACTTCCTTTTAACATTAAACTGCCATTGGGGCTTTTAACTGCCCATGAGATTGATAATCAATTAATTTTATATCATCCATAGTAAAACTGTCAATATTAGTAACTGCAGGATTTAACCACAATTTAGGTAGGGGGTATGGTTCTCTTGACAGTTGCTCTTTTACTTGGTCTACATGATTTTGATAAATGTGGGTATCGCCGGTTGATACAATCAATTCTCCTACACCATACCCACAGACATGAGCAATCATATGAGTAAGTAATGCGTAACTTGCGTAATTAAACGGGGCGCCCAAAAAGACATCTTGACTTCTTTGATACATATGGCAAGATAGTTCTTTATTTTTGTTAACATAGAATTGACTCATAACGTGACAAGGGGGCAATGCCATTTGATCTAACTCACCTGCATTCCAAGCATTGATAATATGTCTACGACCATTAGGATCTTTCTTCAAGCCTTCAATAAGATTCTTGATTTGATCTGTTTCTTTGATGTGTAATGGACCGCCCCTGTCATAGTAGTTGCCGAAATCATCTTTGAATGTTTCCTGTTTATGAGAGACTGGGGTTTGCCAATGACGCCATTGTACCCCGTAGACACGACCGAGGTCGCCTTCATATTTCGCTTTGTGCTTCCAATAGGGTGCAAGTGCATTTGGCGTCCAGATAGTAACCGTTCCTTCTTTACTACCGTGGGTGATCTCTGCCAATCTACGCTCATCACTACTGCCCTCAAGAAACCAGAGTAGTTCACCTTTGCAAGCACGCCAAGCAAGTTTTTTAGTAGTGACGGCGGGAAAAGATTCTTTAAGATTGAATCTAAGTTGTCTGCCAAATACTGAAATTGTCCCCACACCAGTTCTGTCATCTTTTTCTTCTCCGTTATCTAATATATCCTGTAGTAAATCTAAGTATTGCTTCATTTTCTTTTCCAAATTTCGTATGAGTGGTCCGTGTGTTCCTCTTTGAACCAACATGAATATTCATTTTTTAATTTTACTAAATCTATAAATGTATCACAAGTGTATTCGGTGAAGGTCATAGTTAAATGTATTTCATCAATTAGATGCCAACTGCTATTAATCAATTGACTGCCGCCGATTAACCATGCTTCTTTATATTCAGTGAAATGATTTAGATTTGGCACTTGAATGGCACCAAAAGGTAACACTAGATTCTGACTAGTGACTATAAAATTTAATCTACCTAATAGAGGTTTTTTAGGAAGACTTTCCCAAGTATTCCTACCCATGACTACAACTTTCCCTTGAGTCAAATATTTGAATCTTGGCAAATCGCCCTGAATATTACTCCAGGGCAATTTGTTTTCGTAGCCTATTCCTCCTTTAGGATCACAAGCTATTACGGCTTTCATAATTTATTTAAAAACCTATCTGTTTCTGGTTGAACAACTTCAGCGATACTTTTTACATTGAGAATGAATTCTACACTTACCACTAGATCATCAAGTTCATTTAATTTTCTACTCACAATTTCCTCAATTTGTTCAGGATCTAAACCTTGGTTTAAAAACTTTTCAATATTGATTGTATGTTGTCGTTTACCTTGTAGTTTAATTACTAATTTTTTGATAAACTCTACTGGTATCTTGTTTTTCTCAACATCCTCAAGTATATGTTCCCATTTATCAATGAATTCTGGTGACATTATACACTAGCTTTTGCTTTTGTTTTTTTAACCTTTGGTGCTGCCTCTGTAACAACAGATTCAGCTACTACCTTCTTAGTGTATGCTCGTTTTGCTTTAGGAGCTTCTGGAACAGCTTGTACTGGGTCCATTACGGCTGCTTCTTTTAGAAGTCTTTCAGCTTCTGCCATTAGACCTTTGGCTTCTGCTGCCATTTTGGTAGCTTGTTGACGCAAGTTGTTTGCGAGTACACTGTCTCCCAATGCATCAGGTGATGATGCTACCACTGGTGTTTTAGCATCACGGGTCTGGCTTTCACGCATTCTACGAGCTACGGTTGCTGGATCTTGCATACCGCGACTTTGATCCATTTCAGCCATTCGTTTTACTGCATCTTCACCTTGTTTCATTTCAGTTAAAATCTTGTTAAGTTCACTCAATTTGATTTTAGTGTTTGAATTTGGTGTGACAATAATTTGCTCAGTCTGTACTTTCTTTAATAAACCTTCTTTATGTAAGGTGAAAAGAATTGGATTACTGTCCATACCATAGGTACGGTTTAATGCATCTGACAATGATTCTGCATGTTGTCCAACATCGCTTTCAATACAACGGATCAATGGATCATGGATATGCTGATTCAATGTTTCTGTGTAAGTTACAAGGCACATATGTGGCTCACCCGGAACCTCACGAAATACTATAGCAACTTTACGATCACCGTGTTTACCTACATGTTTTAAAAAACTCATACTATTCTCCTTGAGTACATGTATATTTAATATTTATTTGTTTCAACAAAATATTTTTTTGAGTATTAACGGGTTAATGAATCCAACATCTTATATTTTTCGTAGGCTTCAACTACTACAGGAGTAGTGTTACTATTGGTTGGGACTACTTCTAGCCACAATCCATCACCATACCCAATAGGATGTCGATATGGTCTTGAATCACTGCCCATGGTGCGTGGTTGATGAATCTTTCCACTGTACCACAACCGTGCGGCTAAGTCTCTAACTTTATCTAGAGGATAATCACCTATTTCATACAATTCAGGTTTACTAGCATAAGGATTGCCATGACCATGATAAGCATCTACTACTGCCATAAATTGTTCATATGTAGGCGCATCGGTTCGTGTCACAATGAACATAACATCATCCTCGGACACTTCGTTGCGCAATAGGCTCAACAAACATCCACCGAGACTTGTTCCAATAAGTAACATTATGTTTCCTTTTTAATCAATCTATAAATCATTTCTGCTTTTTCAATGGCATCGTATAATGAAGGCTCAGTGGACGCTAACTTGAGAATATCTTTCCATTCATACCATTTGGTAATATGATGTTTTGAATTATCTTCTTTAATCATTTTGTTGGTAGACGATCCACTATCATGCGAATATACCATCTTATCACCATCTAGTGATTCATAAATTGTTATCACTTCTACAGATTTAATGATCATTGAGTAGTAGTGATAACAGTTTATTCAGCCCGTATGCCAGGCCCGAAAATATTGCAACAATTAAAACAATTGCAATTATAATTAATACGATATCAAATATCGTTTCCATAGTTATTCATCATAAAGTGCATAGGTACCGAATGGGGGATTCGGATTAGGGTCACCGTGAATAATCCATGTAGTGTCGCAATAGTCTGGATCACCCCAGCTACCACATGGATAGCCGTCAGTAAAACAGATCAATCGCTTAGGCACATTGCCAACAGATTTCAAGTATTCAAAGATACAGTCAAAGTCAGTGCCGCCACCGCCCATTGGTTCGTATGTGTCAATCGAATCAAGATTTTCACTAGTGAAGTCTTGTGGATTATATGTCTCAGTATCAAAACAGAATACATGGACCTTATAGCCATCAAAGCTATCCATCATACCGCCGATCTCACCTAAGAATGCTTGTGCTTGTTTGTTGCTGATAGAACCACTCATGTCAATCGCAACAACAACATCAATCTCTTCACCGGGAGTCATACCAGGCATGATAGCATCCATGTGCCAACCCCTACGACTAGGGCGCATCCAAGAATAATCAGTACGAATTGCACTAGTCAAGTTTGTTTGAATCAGTTCACGCCAAGGCATAACTGGGTCAGTTGCTTGTTTAATCATTCGTTCAACACCTGCTGGTAATTGACCTGCTTCTGCACTTTGTGCGGCATTGATGATTGCTTGCTTGATTTCTTGACGGGCGCGTTCTCGTTCTTCCGGAGACATTTTTGGGCGCTTGCCTTTCCCCTCATTGTCACCATCACTATCACCATCACCGTCGCTATCACCACTTTCCAAGTGATCGTCAATCATTTGATCAATCAAATCGTTGATATTGATTTTCTGAACATTCTTCATCAAGTCATCATAGATTTCCTCAGCAGCCTTGCCGTCATATTTTTGTTCATACAAGCAAGGCACAGTAGTAATGAATTGACCAACTTTATGTCGCTTCAAGTCTGCATTAACTGCATAGTCATCAGCAATGTTCCAGATTTGAGGTTCTCGTGTACCTCGGCGATCCATGTGATCATAAACCACATGAAGTACCTCATGCCCTACTAAGAATTCAACTTCTTTAGGCTTCAACATCATGATGAAGCGGCTATTGTAATAGAACTTCAAACCGTCAGTTGCCGCAGTACTACACCATTCATCAGCATTAACCAATTGCAATCTTGTTGCAAGATTACCAAAGAATGACTGACGCAACAACAAACCGATACGGGCTGTTACTAATCGTTCACGAGCCTGTGCATCAATCTTAGGGTCGGTAGGACCTACAAGATTCTCAAATTTAGAACTACGCTTTTTCTTAACTTTGTCAATTACTTCGCTCATATAGGTCCTTTCAGAATATACCATAGTATAGCATATACTTGATTTATCGTCAAATTATTGCACCTTGCGAGGTGCAGTCATTTCATTTACAATTTGTTCAATCTCTAGAGGATTCGTCATATCAATAAGGTCCTCAATATTGTCCATGTCCACTGCGGTAGATTTATCAAATATTTCTCCGCTTTCAACCATGTCCTTGATGCATTTGATTAACTCATCTAACTCTTCCTGAGAACCTTCAAAATCATCAAAACATCCGGGCATGAAAACTAACTGAATAGGTTTGTTTTTTTCGTCACTCATAATGATAGACCTCGGTATCCTGCATCAAATGCGATACGGGCATAATCAAGTCCTGAATCAATACAATAGAAAGTCATACCTTGATCCTTGGTCAAACCTTTTGCACGGACACTTTGACCTAGTGCGTAAAAATATTTTTTTCCTGTCATAACATTCCTTAGTAAAAAAAAGGGTGAGCATATTGCTACACTCACCCTGTAAAGCAGTTCAACGATTAGTTACCTGCTTCCACGATGTACTTACCGTACTTCTTGTGGAATTCGTCAAAGTTCTTTAACTGACTTGGCTCAATTGGAAGCTTGTAAGTCTTCAATGCAATCTTTGCACCCATCACAACCAACTCAGTTTCAAAGTTAGCCATGATGTAAGTGAAGAAGTTATCTGCCATTTCGTGGAACTTCTTGTTATCCACTTTTTTGTTTTCAAGTGAATCACGCAATTCATAGCACATTGAAATTGTCAGTGAGTACATTGCACTGATTTCCTTGACTGCAAGGTCCTTAACCTTACCACTCAAAATATCTTGAGGTTCGGGCATCTTACCTGCAATCTTACGGTGTGCCGCAAACTTAACTGCAAGACCTTCACCAACGCTACCTGCTACCAAGTTGAACAGTGTGTCAGTGTCAATATTGTCCTCATCTTGCAACAAGTCACTAACGAAACACCATGAACGAGGTGTAGCAAACGCACGACTTGCACTCTTGCTATCAAAATCGTACAAGTCTTGTTTTGCAAAACTCAAGTAGCCAACCACATCTTTGTGAATGCCTTTGTTCACTGCCCAATTTTGCCATGATGTAAAGTCAGGACGCATTTCCAAGTGCAAGAAACGATTAGCAAGGGGCATCGGCATACGATAAGTAACACCTTTATCACTGTCACGATTACCTGCCGCTACAATCACAACATTATCAGGGAGAACATACTTACCAACACGGCGATTCAAAATCAATTGATAGCCTGCTGCCTGCACTGCTGGGGGCGCACTGTTCATTTCATCAAGGAACAATACAACGATAGGATATTGTTTTGCGAATTCTTCGCTAGGCAAATCAACTGGTGCTGCCCAATCCATCTTGTTGATTTCTTTATTAAAGTAAGGAATACCACGAATGTCAGTGGGTTCCATCTGTGCCATACGCAAGTCAATGATTGCGCCGCCTAATTCCTCAGCGATTTCCGCAACGACTTCAGATTTACCGATACCTGGAGGGCCCCAGATGAACAGTGGGCGTTTTGCCTTGAATGCAGTAAGCATTGCCTTGCGGGCTTGAACGCTAGTGATAGTCAGATTGTCAGATACTTGTGATGCCATGAAATGCTCCTAGAAAAAATTGTGTTGAATAGAAAGAAAAGAGAGTATAACAGAGAAGTGAATTATTGTCAAATTATTTAGACAATACGGGCAAGAATACGATTGTAAACATCAGCCTTGCTCATGTAATAATCGTAGTCTCTTTCGCCTGGGCGAAAGTTCTTCCATTGATTTTGATTAGCAAAACCAATGAGGTCATTCTTCAATGACACGTAACTGTAAAAGTCAATGAAACCATGCAAGTCATAATGTGCAATGAAGCCTGATGCAAGATAGAGGAAATTGTAACCTGTTTGGTTGAGACTGTCAATGTTCTTAACTGCCTTAACTACATTGTTAACAATGAGAGTTTTTTGGCGTTCTGTCAGAGGGGTAAGAGACATTTTGTTTCCTTTATTTCAGTGTCAATACAAGTATTGTATCAGAGATTGGATTTATTGTCAAATTTTTGTTATTCAAAGGCCCTGCGCAAAATCAATTCCTGCTGTGAGAATGCTTGTATTTCCCAAGGCATATCTAGATAAGGTGTAGTCTTATTACTATATTTTTTCCCGGCCCATGTAGTGTATCGTGCTCCTTGTTTCAATACACCCTTTGCTAATTGTTTAACATGGACTAGTTCATGGGCAAGTGTCATACCGATTTCCTTTAATCGGCGATTAGGTTTAATAACAATCAAGTATGCACCAGTAGCCTTAGATAAATCTAAAGTAATACCATTGTTATCACCACATTCGTCTGCAATACGAATTAGTAATGCTTTTTTACTATTAGTAAGTCCTAACTGAGTAAACATTGAGGGCAATAGTGCCTCAACAAATTTACGATTCCTGCGACTACCTTCTACTTTGTATTCCATTACTAGCTCCTTATTTCATTAACTCTGCCATTAATAAAAGTTTTTCTAAATGGTCGATAGCCTGATTGATTTCGTTTACTTGTTTCTCAGTATATGAGAACTTTTGTGTTCGTCTTGTGTCAACTTCTAACTTACTCAATTCAGTAACCATATTAGTAATATTGTTCAACATTTTGCGTAAGTCAGGGTTGTAAGGTAAACTGTTTACTTGAGTTCTCAATTTTGTGTGAACATCATGCCAATCAAGCGAAGAAGTTATTTTCATAAATGAAGTATAACATTGTTTGGGTTTATTGTCAAGCCAACAAAAAAGGCTCCGAAGAGCCTTTTGTTTAATCTCATTGAGATTAGAAACGAACACGCAAACCTGCGCCCAATGTTTCACCATTTGAAAGTGCAGTTACAGTTGTGCGACCATATGTAACATATGCATCAGTCTTTTTGCTCATTGGGTAATCATAACCAACTGAATACTCTTTGAACTTACCAACTGTTAAGCCTTTTGCATCTGTGTTAGCATAAGCTGCCAAGATGTTACCTGGACCGAATGGAACAGTTGCACTTGTATGCCATGTCTTGTTATGTATGTTTGCTGAATCAGAATCAGCAGTTTGGTATGTTGCAAATACTTTAGCAACTTTAGCATCATAACTTGCACCTGCACCTTTAGCAGTACTACCTTGGTTAGCACTATAGATGTTAGTTTGGAAACTACCACTGCTATTTGCTTCTGTACGCTGCCAGTATGCTGTCAATCCTAAGTTACCTTTGAAGTAAAGAGCATTAGCACCAGTGTTCTGACCGCCACCTGTCTTGCTAGTGATAGCAGATACAGTTGCACCAGCAATGCTTGGAGCAGTATATGCTACGCTATTGTCCCATGCTGTATCGTTGTATACACGAGTAGATGTGTTGCCAGTGTTACCAAAGTAAGTAGCGTGCCATAATGGACCGTATGCACCTGAGTCACCATATGCGTTGAACAAGATTGTTGGCAAGAAACTTGGGTTGCTTTGACGACCCAATGTTACAGTACCTGCATTAGTGCCTAAACCAACAAATGCTGAACGAGCAAATGTGTTAACGGTTGAACCACCTAATGTAGCACCAGTACCTTCGTTCAAGAAGCTAGACAATTCAAATACTGTCTTAGCACCATTGCCCAAATCTTCTGAACCTTTGACACCGATATTGCTGGTTGTCATACCACCGCTGGTGAAGCTAGTAGTTGCTGTTGATGTACCTGGAGCCTTAGTGCTAGATAAGCCAGCATCCATAGTACCAAAAATACCTACATCAGCTTGTGCTAAACCTACAGAGGCTAGTAGCGCAAATAAAACTGAGAATTTTTTCATTTAATTTCCTTTATAATAAACCTGTATTACCAGGATAGACTAATATTTAGTAAGCAAAAAACTGCTCAAATAAAATAGTTCATGACGCAAAGTATACACATTCTATACACAATAAGTAAGTATATTGGGTCAACTGTACTCATATGGCGTGTCAGGGTGACTATAATCTACTTTGATATGTTCACCTTTAACATCATCGTATTGCTGATAATATGATTCATTGGGCATTAATGCTCTAAATTGTTCCCCATACTTGAGTGTTAAGAATGTCGCATCTGATTTATTCAATATATCACAAATAACAAATCCAGTAGCACATGCTCCCCTGATATTTTTAAAGGGACTATGCTTAACTTCATTATTTTGTAATGCTTTGTGAATTTCCGTATATGGCCTAAACATAATTCGTGTGATGCCCAACTTTTGATTACGCAAACGAATCTTGTCAAAGATAGTGAGGTTAGTTAATTTAGCGTTGTTATCTTCATCAATGGTTACAAGAACCTCTTTGACTTTGATACTGCCTTTAGTATGTATATTATCAATTGTCTCTTTAGTAGACCATGGAACGTTGCATTCCACATGATTCACATAGTACGTTTCGCCATGAAATTTTAAGACCCACATGGGAATAGTCTGATCTTCTAAGTGTTTTTTATTAAAGTGAAATACACAATCCTTCACTGCAAATTCAATCTATGCCATTTTATTTTCTCCAAGTTTTTTGTGCAATCCAATGTTGTATGCGCTGGATGCGCCACGCCGCCCATTCGGGCACCCTAAACAACTCTACACCATTAGGTGTAACAAGTGTGTTATCACTTTTAACGCCCATCAATCCGATGAAAGGTAGTTTAATCATAATATATTTATGTTTGGTGCGCTAGACGGGAATCGAACCCGTTTACATGAGTTTTAGAGGCTCTTGCTATCCTGACAGCTTCTAGCGCATGTGTATAGTATACTACCTATACAATATATAATCAATAAGAAAGGGCAAAAGCCCTTTCTGTCAAGCAAAGATTTCTAGTGCGGTACCGCATTCAGTGCAAAACTTTGCTGTTGCTTTGTTTTGCTTACCACAAGTGATACATTTAGGTTTGTGCTTTGTAGTGACAGGCTTTAGTACAGGTTTGTTGTCCTCAGTCTCGCCTAGCAACTTCAACACAATCGTATGCTTCTCATCTTCCATAGCATTCATATAAGTTGTAGTGAACTTCTGTGTAGACTTAGAGCCTGGGACGGTGATACCAACGTCATTCTTAGAACGAGGCATTTCTGCATTCATCCAGTCCATAGTAGCCATGCCATCATGTAAGTCCATCTGGTTGATGATACCATTATCAGCACAATACTTGTCAATTGAGGCACTTGCTGCCTGTGCAGT